CTGATTTTAATTTTAAAGATGTAACTTTTGAATCAAAGTTTGGCACTGCAAATCAATTGGCAATGTCTGGAATACCAGCAGAAAGTAGATCGCCTGTTGGTGTGGGTGGTTCTGTTACAAATGCAGATGGTACAGATAGCGGAGGAATAACTGGCTCAGTTACTAGGCAAATAACAAATACAGATGTTGATGCTGTAATAATCACCTTAACTTGGCCTGCAATTCAACAATTTACTGAAAATGGAGATATTCTTGGTGACACTGTAGATTATAAAATTCAAGTTCAATACAATAGTGGTGGTTTTAATGATGTCATTACATCATCTGTAACTGGTAGAACTGCCGATGCTTATGCAAAAGATCATAGGATAAATATTACAGGAGCTTTTCCTGTTGACTTTAGGGTTATAAGAATTACAGCGGATAGCACAGATTCACAGATTATTAATTCTTTTACTTTTACAAGTATTCAAGAAGTAATAGATAATGATTCAACATATCCTAATAGCGCATACGTTGCACTTCGCTTGGATAGTAAACAATTTAATAGCATACCGCAAAGGAGATACAGACTTAGAGGTATTAAGGTACGGATTCCGGGCGCAGGCGCAAACAATTCAGGCACACCAACGGTTGATTTACAAACTGGACGTATTCAATATCCTACGGGATACGTTTTTAATGGTGTTATGGGCGCTGCTGTTTATACAAATTGCCCTGCGATGTGTTTACTTGATTTGCTTACGAACACTAGATATGGTTTAGGAGATCATGTTACTGACAGTAATTTAGATTTATTTAGTTTTGTAGCTGCAAGTAAATTTGCAAATGAGCTTGTTGACGATGGCACTGGTTCAGGTGCGCAAGAAGCAAGATTTAGTTGCAATGTAAACATACAAAATCCAAAACAAGCTTTTGATGCAATTAATGAACTTGCTGGTGTAATGCGATGTATGCCAATCTGGTCTGCTGGTTCAATAACAATTAGTCAAGATAAGCCGACAACTGCAAGCTATTTGTTTAATTTGGCAAATGTAGGCGATGCAGGTTTTAATTATCAAGGAAGCAGTTTAAAGCAAAGACATTCTGTCATTTCCGTAAGCTATTTTAATATGGATTCTGCGGAAGTTGATTTTGAGGTAATTGAAGATGCAACAGCCATTAGTAAATTAGGCACAGTTGTAAAACAAGTAAGGGCTTTTGCTTGTACATCTAGAAACCAAGCTGCACGATTAGGAAGAGCAATTTTGTTTGCTGAACAAAATGAATCAGAAGTTATAAATTTTTCAACATCTATTGATGCAGGTATCGTTGTAAGACCCGGAAGCGTTATTGAAGTAAATGACCCAGTAAGGGCTGGCGCAAGAAGAGGTGGCCGTGTTGTTGCTGCAACTACAACAACAATTACTATCGATGCATTATCAAGTACAACCCTTCCCGCACTTACAGATAGTCCAACTTTAAGTGTAATTTTGTCTGATGGCTCAGTTGAACAAAAAAATATCATAAGTATATCTGGTGCTGTTTTAACTTTGGATTCTGCTTTAAGTTCTGCACCAAATGTAAATTCACCATATTTAATATCTAGTACAACTTTACAAACTCAACTTTTTAGAGTTATTAGTGTTGAAGAATTAGATGATATTAGTTATTCAATAACAGCGCTTACATATGTAGAAGGAAAATATGCATTTATTGAAGATGGTACAGCGTTACCAACAAGAACAGTATCACTTTTAAATGTACTTACAGACCCACCTAGCAACCTTACAATTACTGAACAAGTTGTCGCAATAAATAATATTGCAAGAAGCAAGCTTATTGTTGATTGGCAGCCAGTGGATGGCGCTAGTCAATATCAAGTTAATTATAAATTTGGTAATGGTAATTTTATATCAGAAATAGTAACCAGTTCTGATTTTGAATTACTTGATACACCTGTCGGCCTTTATACATTTGAAGTTTTTAGTTTTAATTCTGCGGGTCTAATTTCCGCAAATGCAACTACAAAAACTTTTACCGCTGTTGGTAAAACTGCATTGCCTGAAGATGTTACAGGACTAACAATAGAACCAATTAATGAACAATTTGTAAGACTTAGATTTAATCAGGCAACATCTTTAGATGTTTTACATGGTGGCCGTGTTTATGTTCGTCATACAAATCAAACTGGTGGCGCTGCAACTTTTCAATCCGCTCAAGATGTTGTTGAAGCTGTTGCTGGAAATGCTACAGATGTTATCGCACCAGCTTTGGCTGGAACTTATCTTTTAAAATTTCAAGATGATGGTCTCAGATTTTCTGTAAATGCAGCAAGTGTAAGTATTTCAACTGTTCAACTTTTAGATCAAATCACTGTCAAAACAGATAGAGAGGATACTGATGGAACACCTTATAATGGTACAAAATCTAATTTGACATTTGATTCTTCTTTAGGTGGTTTAAAACTTACAGACCCAACTGCAAACGCAACAGGAACATATGATTTTGTTGAAACATTAGACCTTGGCGGCACATTTTCATTACAACTTCAAAGATTTTTTCAAGGGGTTGGTTTTTATACTGGCGATCAATTTGATAATAGAACAGAAAACATCGACACTTGGACAGATTTCGATGGCACGATTGCAAATGATGTAAACGCAAAAATAGCTGTTCGGACAACAACTGATGACCCTAACAGTTCGCCTACTTATGGATCATTTAATGATTTTGCAAATGGTACTTTTAAAGGGAGAGGTTTTCAATTTAGAATTACTATAAGTACAACAGATACAGCACAGAATTTAAATTTACAACAAGCAGGTTACACTGCAATTATGTCATCTAGAACAGAACAATCTGCTGTGATAGCCTCTGGCGCTAGTGCTAAAGATGTAACATTTACAAATGCATTTTTTGTCGGCACTGCCGGTCTTGGAAATGCAAATAGTTTCTTACCTGCCGTAATTGTTACGCCGCAAAATATGGCTTCAGGCGATTATTTTGAACTTAGCAATGTTTCTGGTACTGGCTTTACAGTACATTTTAAAAACTCAAGTAATGCTAGTATTGATAGGAACTTTACTTATAGCGCTGTTGGTTTTGGTAAAGGAGGTTAACATGGAGAAAAATAGTTATTAACTATGGCTGATGTAACAAATTATACAATCGAAAATGCTTCAGGAGCCAACGTAAGAACTGACTTAAATAATGTTTTTGCTGCTATTCAATCATGCAATTCAAAATCATCAGATTTAGCTTCAAGTCAATGTGTAGCTGGTATGCCTTTTTTAAATACCACTACAAATATTTTAAAAATTAGAAATTCAAGCAATGGCGGTTTTACTGAAATAGGTAATATTGACCAAACTAATTTAGGTTTATTATCAAAAGCTGGCGGTACTATGACGGGGGCTTTGCTTGCTGATGATGCAGGCACGGCGGCAGCGCCTGCTTTAAGTTTTGACGGAGACACAGATTTAGGTTTATTTAGAAAATCTGCAAATATTTTAGGTTTTAGCTCCAGCGGCACAGAGCAAATGACCTTTGATGCAAATGGAATTACTTTAAATGATGAGAATGAAATAAGATTCAGTGAAGGTTCATCTAACGGAACAAACTATATAACAGTAAAAGCACCTTCATCTGTAGCTTCAAATAGGACATTAACTTTACCTGATGAAACAGGTACCTTGTTAACTTCGGGAACTGGTATAAGTGCAACAAATGTTTCAGGAGTTTTATTTGCATTAGGCAGTACTTCTGTTTCTAGAGGTGACACTATATCGACAGTAAAAATAAACACACTACAAGATGAAAGCGGTAATAATGCATCAACAACAGAACAGATAGCACAAGGTAGAGCAAAAATTTGGTGCGCTTTTAATCAAAGTACAATCGATGATGATTTTGGTGTAAGTTCTGTTACTGACAATGGAACTGGAAACTATACAGTTAATTTTTCAAGTAATTTTTCAAATACTAATTATTGTGCTGTAGCAACTGGTGGAAATGGAACGAACGCTCCTTGCGGTATTGCAACTATGGAAAAAAATGTTGGCAGTTATCGTATGCTTACAACTGGTATGAATGTTCAAATAAATCAACTTTCTGATTCCTCACTAACAGGTCTTGCTATTTTTGCTGACTAATATTTGTTACGTTATACTGAAAGAAAAACTTCATGGCAATAATTCCGGGCGTTAAAAATTTTATGGTGCAACGGAGGGCTGATTTTCCAGTTACTCTTACATTTAAGGATGGAAATGGTGATGCAATAAATTTAACTGGATATACTGTCGCTGCTCAAGTTTATACGGAAGATAGATCAACTTTATACGCATCATTTGGGGTCACTTATACAAACAGAACAACAGGAACTGTTGAAATAAAACTTACAGACTCGCAAACTGCTACATTTACACCAAATGAATTAAATTATGATGTTTTATTAACACAACCAAATGGCGACAAATTTTATTATTTAGAAGGTAAACTATTTATAAGTGAGGGCTATACAACATGAGCAATCCTAATTCTGTAACAGTTTCACAAGTCTCAGATGTCACCACTGTTGAAGTTACAACAGCCGGCCCACAAGGAGCAACATTTTCATCATCAGGAGCAACTCTTGATGATTCTGCAAAAGTAAATGATTCATTAGTGTATTTTGATTCATCTAGTGGTACATTTAAAGCAGATACCACAACCACAAAACTTACACTTGTTAATGGAGGAAACTTTTAGTTATGTCAAATACTATAAGAATTAAA